GTATTGCGGCACCGGCCGATGGACCGACGCGCCTCACGGTCTACGACCCTGATGATATCGCCCGCCCCACGCAGAAGGCTCAGATTTCAGCGAAGTCTGAGTACTATGGCGGTGTCAAGGCGGCCACGGAGAAATTCACCAGCCACCAGCAGGCGTACAATATGCGCCTCAATCCGAATAAGGAGGCCGTCGCGAAACTGCCGAAGCCGTTTGCGGGCAATGGTGGCCTGGGTACATTCAATTCGAATGTTCTGCAGACTTCAAAGAAACTCGATGTTGATATCATTGATGACCGTGCCCTGGCCGTGAACAATGTGGTTGGCCTGCCTCCTGGAGCGGGTGACATTGGTCAGGTGAAGTACCGTGCTCCTCTCAAGCTCGATGTGAGCACGGAGCGCAATATGCAGGTGATGGTCGATGCAGTCAATAACAACCCTCTACAGCAGAGCCTACAGAAGAATGCGGAGCACGATGAGGCACTTCTGATGCAGTATCTCAATTCACGCGCGTAGGCGTAAAGCGAGTTAACAAAGTAAAGTTAAATGCCACAGCCCGCTTGGCTTGTTGCAGGACCCCCAGGTTCAGGTAAATCCACGTTTATTCGCTCTGAAGCGCAAAGACGTGGAGTCAATCTTCTTCATTGGAACGCGCGCGTGGACCGTTCTCTGCGCGATGGTCGTGACCGTCTTCATATTCAAGTGCGGTCGCGTGAAGCGTCGATTCTCTGGATTGAAGGTGTAGAGGACCTTACACAGGAGGCACAGGCTTTCCTGCGCCGTATTCTTGAAACGGCGATGCCGCAGGTACTCTGTATTCTGGAATCAACGGAGCCGTGGCGTATCTCACCACCCGTGCTTTCACGCTGTATCTACAAGGAGGTGCGTTCATGGAAGAATTCTCTAAAGGCGGAGGCCCAGCCACCGAGCCTCGAAGGAGTTCTGGAGGCGTGGAATAAGGGCGAAGATCCGATTACACTTCTACAGAAAGTCTTGGAGACCAAAGGATTTGTTCCGCAGGAACTTGTTCTTGAAGCATATCGGCGGTGGGGGAATGGAATGAGTCCATGGCTACTTTTATCCTGGCTTGTGGCGGAGAACAAGGCCGCGTTTAATGGCGTACGATACGAAACTGCTTCTCTTTAGAGAAATATGAACCACGGCGGAGATTCTATCAATGTCTATGCCGAGGCAAAGACGGAGTACACTCGTCAGCTCTGCCAGATTCTATCACCGGCTTTTCAAATCTACTTTCTTGATTTACTGAAAGTTGCAAAGGACAAGGAGCCCGAAACAAAACGGCTCCTCTGGAACTTCCAGGCGCTCCTTCAGGAGATTCCGGACTGGAATCAGGATAAGGTTCTCAGGGAGACGGAGAAGATTCAGCGGGATTCGAATTGTGATTACCTGGAGGAACTGTTGACGGCGGTCTTTATTGCACACACGAAGGTGCTGTCGGCCATTCGAATCACTACGAAGCAGAAGAAGCTGCAGATTACAATTCCGAAGCTCGACCATTTTATCCACCGCACACTCAGGGAAACGGGTCGTCTTCTATGGAACAATGCCTTCCTATTTGCTGAGCAAGGCTCCTCCATGGACCGTCAGAAGAATATGCGCCAGGTCGAGGCGCTGATTGTAGAGGGTATTCAGCAGTCGATTCGTAGTCTCCTACCGGTCAAGACAATCCTCCGCGAGTATCTCAATGACGATGAAGGTGCTGAAGGCGAAGGGGAGGATGAGGAGGCCGAGACGGAGGTTGTAGCCACAAAGGAGGCGGAGGTTGAGACAAAGCCTGAGGAGAAGCCCGTTGAGGAGAAGCCCGTTGAACCTGTTCCTACAGTGAAGCCTGAGGCCACTACGCAATCTGTACAGGCTCCGAAGAGTTCTATGAAGTCCATGGTGACTGTGAGCAAGGAGGCTGCACCTGAGGCCCCTCAAGAGCAAGAAGGGCAACAGACACTTGTAGTTGACACAGAGCCTACAGTGAGTTTCACAAATATGGATACAATCTTTGATAGCAATGATGTGGAGGGAAATGAAATTGCAACTCACTCTATGTTTGAGGGTGGTGAGGTTGATCGCATTGAAACAATTGATGCACCTCCGGAACCACTAGATGACTTTGAAGACTTAGATGCTTCGTCAAACGCGATTGAGTTTGAGGAAATAATAGCGTAAAAGTTTTCTAGGGGAGGGCAGTAAATGTTTGGCACGAGCACGCCCCTTTTTCTTACAGTTCTGCTTGGCGGTTTAATTCTATCGGCACTTGGAACTGCGCAGACAATCTATTACCAGAAGGAGCCGTTTCAGATGAAGGGTGCTATTCGTGATTTCTGCATTGGGGCCATTATGGTCACTTTCTTATATCAGATGGTTCCTGATTCAGTTGTGTCTGTTGGAACCTTTTTATCAGGATTTAAGATGCCTGAACTACCAAAGATGTCGGGTGGATCTCCTGCATCTGCGATGATGGTGGGCTCAGAGACCGACTTTGACCTTCAAACTGGAGTTCCGAGGTTTTAAATCTGTGATTATTTTATAGAAAATGAACGTAAACATGTCTACTGGCAGCGCTAACAGCAATGCGAATATGTCTACTGGAAATGTTAGTAATGTAAATATGTCTACTGGAAGTGCTGCAATGAATGCAAATAACTATGCTAATTCTATGCAGAAGATGTTTGGTAATACAAATATGACGGGTGGCCGCCGCCGCAACCGTAAGAACCGTGGCACGCGTAAGAATCGCAAGAACCGTAGCACGCGTAAGAATCGCAAGAGCCGTGCGAACCGCCGTTAGATATGATTAGATAGAGTTCAACTCTATTAAATCAAGTCTAAGTAGAAATGACGCACAAGTATGAAGCTACGGCACATGGTGTTATGATGTGGGCAACGGGTGAACTTGAGCATGTTGGTCGTATTGCCAGTATCAAAGATAAGGACATTCAATATAACTATGCAATGAGCACCCTTTTTGGTATGGCCCACCTCAAGGATGCCCTCTTTGAACTGGTTGAAGACCCGGATTATGAACACCAGAAAAAGGATTTACTAAAGACACATGACAAAGTCATACGTGTCATGAAGCATCTCTGTAAGGAGTATGACCTGGATCTTGGAGCAATAAAGAGATTTAATACAAAAAAGGTTCTCAGCAATCTCAAGTATCTAAATTCGAATAACAATAACAATAACTATAATAACAATAATATGAATAATATCAATAATAATAACAGCCAATCAAATAATTCCAGTAGTAAGAGTCGCACACGTAAGAATCGCAAGTAAATAATTGATTTAGTTTCGTAACACGATACATAATAAAAAAATACTTATCTCTGTATAGAGTAATGTCAACCGTTGAAAGAGATGGAATAAAAGATTCGCGATATCTACCAAGAACACCTTTACCAGAAGTAAAATTAGCACCTAGTGAACGATTTCTGCGATTACTTGGACTTCTACCCGTTAAAACAATTATTGCTGGAAATACACAGAATATTGCAGATCGTGTATATAAAGCTCGCGGGCCTGCCGCAATGGAAGCACACCATGTCACAACAAATGCTTATTATGACGAATTAGCAAGGCAGGGTACGGGTAACCCAATACTATCTGTAATACAAGAGAAAGGAACAGCAATACAACAGGAAGGAACAGCAATACAACAGGAAGGAACAGCAATACAACAGGAAGGACAAACAGTTGGTGCACCAGCCGCTAGGATTACCGCCGCAGATATCTATCGGGGTTATCATCAGCCAAGTAAACCAGAGGAAATTATATGGGGTGGTCGTATTTTTTTAAGTTTACCAATACAGCAACGAGAAACTATATCTAGATTATGTAATATAATACATTCAGGAGATTCAAGTGTAGTTAATGTAAATGACTATAAAATAATTCTTGATAATTTAATTTCGCGCAATGATCGTACTTATACTACTCTAGATACTTTAGTATCTAACAAATCAATGTTATTTAATCCTGATTTAATAAAAGGATATTGGAATAGATATTATCGTTTTGATTATTCCATAGAGCCCGATGAAATTTATTTCTTTATATTTGATTGGATTAGTAAAAATACTATTTTTACAGAAGAACCATATATAATTTTTCCCTCAGCTATCTCACATTTTATAAGAAAAATACTTGAAGAGAGTAGAATATCACCTCCTAAAGATGATACTTATCCCTTTAATCAAAGAAAAAGAGAATTTATAAGAAGATTATATTATTCTCCTCGCGGCGAACCACAGCTTATATTAAATGAACTTATGACGGTAGAAGAACAAGATATATTTAAACCCAGGTTGATGGGTGAATTAGATTTTAGAGAAACTAGCATCAATAGAATTTATGAGTTTGCAAATGGAAACTTCGCTCGTCGTATATATCCAGATATTGTACTAGAAGATTGTAAATTACTATGGTATCAACTTACTAGAATTACGCAAAGAATGCGCAAATTATATCCAATATATAGAGAAGAAGAAGTATATGCAGCAAATCAATCGCGTAGTATTATTGATTTCTTTTTACAAAATAAACTATTTAGTGAATTTGATAAAAAAAATAGTAAGATGACAAAACAAGCAAGAAGACGCTCATACTGTATCAATTCACGACTTTTTTATGAAAATAGTGGACAAGGTAATTGTGGTCTAGATGTAATTGCTCAAATTTATGAACCATATGATTATGATACAGAACGAGATAATTTTTTGCAGTTTACTGCTCCTATTTCTATTCGATTAAGAGAATTATTAACAAGAGCATATGCTAAAGCACAGAATGAAGAAGGATTTAGGATTATTGTTGGAAATGGATTTCGCAGAAATGGTGTAATACAAGATGGGAGGAGAGTTAGAACATATGGAGAATATTCACAACATATTTCATATGATGGAACCTGGCTTGGAGATAATGATATACAAATATTAATGTGGTTATTAGGAAAACTTCCTTATAAATATATTGCACCAAGTATTGAAAACCAACAAGCTATTAGCATTGAGTTTGGAAAGAATAGAACTGACTATACTATATGTAATATAGGTGGAATGCATTGGAGATTAAAGAGAGGAGGCGAGCCTCGTATTTGGGATAATGATTTACTTCATGCGGAACGTATCTTACGTTTATCAGCAAGAGATATAATATTAGAACAAGAATTACCCCCATTACCATTATCACCAGATGTAGCAGAACAACAAGAATCACCCCAGTTACCATTATCACCAGAAGCATCCGCAGCAGAATCAGCAATTGCAGCATCAGGAATACTAGGAATAGAGAGACAAGCGTCAGCAGTAGCATCTGTAATTGCAGCACCCGCAGTAGCATCTGTAGCACCTGTAATTGCAGCACCCGCAGTAGCATCTGTAATTGCAGCACCAGAAGAAGAATTTGAACTAGAAGAAGAAGCAGGAGTAGCACCGACAGTTGCTGAAGAAGGCTCTACGCAAATGGAATTTGATTTTCTCACGCAACAAATGAAAAAACTAGCCATAACCTATAGAACTGCTGAATTTGAATGTTTTACAGTAATTGAATATTTACATAAAAACCACGCTAAATCTAGCGAAAATAAATTACAAGGAGGTGGTAAAACAAGAAAAAACAAGCGTAAACAGTAAATGTTTTTTTGATCTAAAATCGTTTTACGATTACTAATCAAAAAAAGAGGCTATATACCTTCTCATTCTTCGGCACCCGCTTCACCTTAAATCCACTAAACGGCTTCTTCTCCACCTGGTCCCGTGGCCGTGCCATATGGCAGTCCTCGGCAATAACCTTATAGAGGTCAAAGCTCGGATACTTTTCATTTCCATCCGCGTCAATCAGCACATTTTCTCGTGAATCTGTCACCATCCATGTCCACATTGTATTGAATAAATCCGACCCCGTTTCGCGCATCTCAATACCCTCCTCAGAGGACATGACACGCCCGCCCTTCTTCGGCTCCATCTTATGGGGAAATACAGCCTCAAAAAGGCTCACTGCGAGTCGACACAGGTCAAATGACGGATTCGGCGTGACAATCGCCTCCTTTTTCACAGCAAACTCTCCAAAATTATACTGTGTTGCTGCATCATTTCCTGGACGGAAATCATCACTGTAGACTACCTTATCACCTAACTTGAATACAGCACGGCCGAAATCAATAATCTGGAAAATCTTTCCATAGGTCGGTACTCTCCATGTGGTTCCATCACGCTTGGCGTAGTACAAAAACTCCTTATCGGTCGATGACCAGACAATATTATTAGAGTGAAGGTCGTTGTGCGTCATCGAAAGTGTGTGCTGCATGGCACAGAGACCCGCAATCACCTGAAATAGCCAGGCTGACCAACGTGCCTCCCATTCAGGCTCTCCAGGCTCCGCACCTACGAGGCTATGATTCTCAAGAAGAGTATCCATGACACCCTCTGACCGTTCAAGGTACATGAGCATTACAGGAAAATCATTAAATTCGGCAAAGAAATGCGGGTCATCCTCTTCAGATTCTTCCTCCTCAGATTTATCCGATTCCTCAGACTGGCTGTGAAAACTCAGATTATCGGCCGTATGAATACTTCCTGTTTCACCAGGAACCGAATCCGCCTTCAAAGATTCATCCGCAGATGTCTCGGCATCCGAATCCTCTTCAGAATTTGTCGAGTCCCCGCTATCATTGATAAAGGATGGTCGCCGAGTCCAAAATGCCCTGTCTGAGTCCGTTTCAAAATCCGCCTGCACGGCAAATCGCCTTGCATCCAGCCCCCGCCAGAACCAGCGAGTATTACGAAAACTATCATACTCTTCGCTGATATTGAACATATACTTATCAGCAATGGCCGTCATGGAGCCATAATAAAAAGGAAAATGGGGGGATGCATCGAGTTCACGAAGGCGTGAGAGACTAAAGTAACTCAGTGCCTCCACATACGCCTGATTCATTGGGTCCTTCAGTTTCTCCTGAGCCCGAGCCCATCCCTTTGTGCGACTCGCATTAGCAGGCTCCATTGCAAATTCATAGCGACCCTTCATCCAACGAACGGGGTCAAGAAGATGAGTTACTTTACAATATGCCTTCTGTTTCTCAATCTGTTTTCCATTTCCGAGAGTAATCTCACAGTTACCCTTCCCCGCCTCACTGCTCTGCCCCTGCCAGCGCCACTTATGGTCGAGCCAGGCCTGGGTCTTTGAATCAAGTCCGAGAAGTGAATACGCCGGATGAGATAAACTAAGTTTCCGAAAGCCAGACATTTGTGCCATATGTTCGGCCGTTAGAGTCTGTTCTATTAGAACCACTGGCGGAGGAGGCACACTTTTCATTGCAGTGTCCCATTGTTCTACAGGCATTCTTTCTGGTCGGGGTTAAGGATTCGAGTTAATTTCTAAAACGCGGAAAATAAATATATAGAGATAATTAGGATGGCTAGTCTTGTACCATTTGGAGTAAGAATAACAGCAGCAGAAGCAGCAGCAGCAGCAGAACGAATAGCAGCAGCAGCACGAAAAGCAGCAGCAGAACGAAAAGCAGCAGCAGAACGAATAGCAGCAGCAGCACGAAAAGCAGCAGCACAAAAAAAAGCAGCAGAAGTAGCAGCACGAAAAGCAGCATCTTTACGTTGGCAACTTACTGCTGTAGGTAAAGATGGTGCTATTCGTGCTGGACTTAGGCCGCCTGCGGCGTTAGCCCCACTCCCTACTGCTCAAGCTCAAGCTGCTTATGCTGCTCAAGCTCAAGCACTACAAGCTGTATCAGGAATACATGATCATCGATATGCGAACCATCTTATTAAGCTAGTACGCCCAGGATTAAGACCTCCACGCATATCTCAAGGTTCGCGTGTATCAGGTTTTCCACCTAATGCTAGGCCTCATCCGCGTGCTGGTCCTGCTCCACTAACAGTAGGAAGACTGGCGCAACAAGTAGGTCGACAACCACGTGGAGCTAGAGGTTTTCAGTCGTTACAGCAACGACCTATACCAGGTTTAACAGCAGTAGAACGGAATGCCGCAAGAGCAGAGGAAGCAAATAGAGTTGTTGAAGATGCTTTTAATAGAGGAGTCTTTCAATTTGAGGTAGGGACGAATCAAGGACAACTATTTGTAGATATAGTTTATCGTATGCACTATGGTAGTACTACTAAAGGAATAACTGATATTTTACTACAGGATACTTGGCGAAGCGGTGCTATACAAGGAATTCAAGGAGTTGGAATGGCAGTTGAACATATTACTGCAAGAATTATAGCTGCACGTATTTTTATGGGATGTAGGCAAGTAAATTCAACTCCAGATGCCAGGAAAAGATTATTTATAATTCTGGGACGTTTATGGAATACTGGTGGTAATCTTAAATACGAATCAGAACGAATAAATAATATTCTTTCAGCATTAGATAAAATAGTTCATCAACGCCGCATATCATTTCAAGATGCATTTATTGCATATACAAAACCTAAAAGAAATGGAACTATACAAAGTGTGCCGCCAGGATTTAATGTTGAAGAATACATAGTCAGGAATAGAGACGCTATAAATGGCATAATAGAAGCACTTAGAATAGAGGCTAGAGAGAAACCTGCTGATAGAGCTCTTATTGAGTATGCAATTTGGTATCTTGAAAGACTTCGAAATGTAGCATATCCTCTTCCAGCTGGTGGAGGAATTGTAGATTTTTCAAAGTACCCAGAGGAAATAGAACAATTAATAACAGATGCATGTTTTGATGCACTTGTATATAGTGATAAAGTACCCGTCGAATCTAACTCTTCTAATAAAAAGATAACAACAGAAAAAGAAGCAGGAGTCGTTATAGATAAACTTATTAATAATATTGATAAAATATGGGAAATATTTAATACTGAGATTCTTGATAAAATTACATATAAAGAAATAAATGATATGATGACTAAAGCAAAGTTAATTACACCTGTAAATAATACAGGAAATAAACTATCAACCATAGAAAATGTAGATGGCGGATTCAGAAAAAACAAAACTCTAAATAGAAAGAAAAATATGCTAAGGAAAAGAAGTACAAGAAGAAAATTAGGAGGTGGTCCATTAAATATGGTAGGAAAAAGAGTAGGGAGTGCTGCATTAACAGCAGTAAAACAAGCAGAACGCGGTCTCTTACGGTCACAATCATTTGGCCATACTGCGCTTGGAATGGCCCCGATGGCATTTTCTACACAAGCAATGAATCCTAGACTATTACAAATTCCTGCATCTTTTAGATCGACTGTAAACGAGCGTGCGTTTCCTACGTCTAAAAATGCAAAAAAGGCCGGATTTAAGTGGAACAATATATTAAATAGTAATGCAGAAAAAACTGCGCAGGAGGTGGCTACTGGAGAAGAATGGGCAAAAAATAATCCAGGAAAGGCAAAAAAAATGAAGAATGAATATAATGCATTAATGAGGGAAAGAAGTGGTGCACAAACACATGGTAATTCAAAAATGAGTAATTTTAATGATATATTACAGAATTCAGACCCTAATATGGAAAATTATCATAAAAAATTAGGTGCTGCTGGATTAGGAGCTTTAGCATATAGCATATATGACCAGCGCCAAAAATTAAAAAATAAATCGCAAAAAAATAAAAAGACTCACGAAAATACTTTTAAGGGTGGTAGAAAATATAGAAAAGTCTATACATACAAAGTTAAAAAGCGTAGCAACTAAAAATCTCGTTTGCCGTCCCTATACAGAATGGCAGCCGCCTCCGCTATGAATGTATCCCTCCGAAAGTTCGATATGAAAAAGATTCCTCAAGACGCCGTGGCCGTTTTCATTGGTCGTCGTCGTACGGGTAAGAGTACCCTTGTTCGTGACCTGCTCTACCATCACCAGAATATGCCGCTCGGCACAGTCATCAGTGGTACAGAGGAGTCCAACAGTTTCTACGGACAAATGATTCCGCCGCTCTTCATCCATGGAGAGTTCAGTCCCGTCATTCTGGCAAATTTCTGTAAACGCCAGAAACTCGTGATGCACAAAATTCAGCAGGACCTCGCCGTTGGAAAGCAGAGCAAGATTGATCCCCGATCCTTTATGATTCTCGACGACTGTATGTACGACGACTCCTGGACACACGACAAGAATATTAAGTATCTCTTCATGAACGGTCGTTGGCTCAAGGTCTTCTTCTTGATTACGATGCAGTACCCTCTCGGTATTCAGCCGGCACTCCGAACCAATGTAGACTATGTTTTCATTCTCCGTGAGCCCTACGCCTCCAACCGCAAGCGCATCTATGATAACTACGGGTCGGCCTTTCCCTCCTTTGAATTCTTCTGTCAGGTCATGGACCAGTGTACGCAGAACTACGAGTGTCTCGTGATTGACAATACATCACAGAGCAACAAACTCGAAGACTGTATTTTCTGGTACAAGGCCGAGATGCATCCTGAGAAATTCCGTATTGGAGCACCCGAGTTCTGGCAACACAGTGAGCAGCACTATCGCGACAAGGATGAGGAGGATATTAACCAGTATGACCCGAGCGCGGCACGGAAACTCAAGGGACCTCCTATTAATATCCGCAAGATGTAGATGAAGAGCGACACAATAGCAATTTTATGTATACTTCTCTTTGCATGCGTACTGATGGGCTGGTATGCAGTTGAAGGGCGCGTCGAGGGATTTGAAGCAGGTGAAGGTCAGATGTGCGGCGTTGATAAGCCTACTTGCGTACATGGCACTCGTTGCATGAATGGATACTGTAGTTCTTACAATACTCCGATGTTACCGGCCTTTTCTACTTTACCCGTTGAGCCTTCCGATCCTGGAAATCCTGGCGGCTTTCTCCACACTGAATAGAATGGCTAAGATGATGCGTTTAGGAGTTGCGGGCTGTGCCCTTGTTATCTTATTTGCGGTACTCATGTTCATGCCTATGCTACGCAGCATGTTCCCCGGCCTTGTACAGGGCTTTTCCAACTACGATTGCAAGCGCGAGACGCAGTGTCCCGAGGGAACCTTCTGCCAGAGCGACCAGTGCATCCCCATTGTGACGCGTGAAATGACGAGTTCTGCAGGTGCGACTGGTTATTACGCGTAAATATCTGTTCTATGTTTTTTCAAAAAACTGTAAACAGACTAGTCCTTCTTGTCATCCTTCTCCTCCTTCTTCTCCTTCCTGCGCTCCATGGCGAGGTCAGCGGGGCCACTGAACATGCTCGCATAGGAGCCGACACCCGCTGTGAAAGGAGAGGCATCCGCGGCCTCAGGCTCAGGCCGCTCCACCTGTAGTTGCTGACCCGCCATGCCCTTCACGCCCTTCTTGCGCTGCTCTGAGTAAAAGGTATCACGAGCATTCTCATTCTCCTTGTACTTCTTCATGAGCGTATTGAGCTGGTCCTCCGCATACTCCTGCTCAGCGACCGCATTGGGATTCGGGTCCCACGGCAGCCACTTGCCAACTTCACCCACAAAGACATTGTGAATCGTGTCATTGCGCTGGAGCTTCTTGGAGCGGGCAACGGCCTCACCTTGAGTTCCATAGACTCCGCGTATCTTGAGACCACGCACGGATGTCCTGAAGTTGTTCTTTGCATAGAACTCCTCCTCCAGACGGCTGCCATTCTTATAGAGAAAGTCCTCATAGGCCTCCTGGATTGTCGTCTCCTGAATCTCCTTCTGGTTCTTGCGCACATAGCCCTCAAGGTCAGCAAGCACCGTCTCCATCTTTACCTGGCTTGTACGGCAAATGAGTGCAACACCCGAGAGATCGGTCTTCTCCGCCTTAACCGCCTCCTCCTCGAGCTTTGAGTTCACGGAGCGAACCGTGTCAGCAAGAAAGGCCTCGAGCTTCTTTGTCTTGTACTGAATCTCAAAGTCCTTTACAAAAGACGAAAAGAGAAATGAATCCTTACTTGCCAGAACCTTCTCCGGACTCAGGAAACTCAGCAGACAGAACTTCTGGCCAGGAATCTCCTGGTCCTCCTCAAGAAAGTCCTCCTTCTCCGTATAGTTCACCTCCTTTGACATTCTAAGGGCTTACTGGTATATTTCTTTAGGGGGTTTCCACGCAGCCGGCTGCGCCCAAAAATTTTCTCACTAACCAATATAAATAATGGATCTCGCTGAAGTTCTCAATCGCGCCATCAAGTATCTCATTGAGGGTATCGCCGTCGGTCTCGCGGCCGTGCTCGTTCCCCGGAAGGGCATTGACTTCCAGGAGGTCGTCGCCATCGCCATCGTCGCCGCGGCCGTTTTCGCCGTGCTCGACCTCGTCTCCCCTTCCATCGGCGTGACGGCTCGCCAGGGTGCTGGCTTCGGCATTGGTGCGAACCTCGTAGGCTTCCCGCGGTAAGCGCAGCGACCCTTCAGGGTAAGCTTACGAAGTAAGAGCATAGACCAAGCAATAAGACTATCAACAAATCTACTATTTTTCTATGCCATAGATAAATAGTAAATGCGTATGTCAACAACAACTCTTGCACTTATCGTGCTGATGTGTACACTTCTCTTTGGAGGAGTAATCGTATCGCGTTCATATTTTGAAGGATTTGAGGTGGATGCGAGTGGAAATCAGATTCCGAGCCCCAATACCCCGACAAATCAACCGCCTGTTCAAGTATCCGCGAAGCCTATCTCGGACATTATGGTACCCTCTATGCAAATGCCAATGCAGAATTATGGAATGACAGGAGTTGGAATGGCAAGCCCAATGCAGAATTATGGAATGACAGGAGTTGGAATGGCAAGCCCAATGCAGAATTATGGAACGACACCCCCAATGTCTTTACCAATTGATGCACAAATTCTCCTGCCAATTCAGTCACCTACATTCAATCGTTACCGTGCAGCTTCTGCCATGCAACTCCAAGGGGCCCCCTACGGCCAAATGGGCCAAATGGCACCAATGGCGCAAATAGGCCCAATGGTTCCTAATTTGTCACCTGAAGCAATGAATCAACAAGCGATGCTTTTAGATAAATCCAATCAGGCCGCCGCAATGGGTGATATGGCTGCGGCAGCATCTCTCAAACAGGCCGCCTCACAAATTGGTAGGGGTTAAGTAGAATGCGTCTTTCCAATACAGCGCTTATCCTTGTGATTTTTGCCTCTGCCATCCTTCTCTCTGTTATAAGCCCACTGCGTGAATTCTTCACATCTCCTGGAACCATGGTGCAGCTGACAACGAGTCATGTACCCAATGCGGAAGATTACAATTACTACAATAATGTCTACCCGAAGATGGTGCGCCGTGAAATTGCCGATATGACAGGCGAGGACCCTGGTCAACTCCGTCCCTGGGTCTTTCCGTATGCCGGCGGATATTACTTAAATTGAGCGGATAAAGCCCCAATTTAAATCTTCACAAATCTTCTGCCAGATTTTATCCTGAGTATAGAGTTTGTCCCGATTTTTCAGTAAAGGAAAATTCGGGAGATAGTCATCCAGTTCGAGCAGTTCACAGAATTTATACAGAACATAGGAATACGAAAGGAAGTTGCTGCGTCCCTTAGGGCAGTGCTTCTGGAAATGCGGCTGAATCTCCTTGAACATATACCGAAGTTTCTCCTCAATCTCACGATTCATCACAGGGGCATTTTTGCCATTGAGACGATTTGTAATGTGGGGTACATGCTCGTAGTATTTATTCGCCTTGATTTTCTTCAGAATCTCGCGAATCTTCGCCGGCTTCAGACCCTCAAGTTGTGTAATACGCTCCTTCTTGAGTTCCAGTAAAATCTGGTCATAGATCTCCTGAGGAATATCGGTGCACTCCTTGGCCTGGAACTGTGCGAGCCATTCATTAAAATGATTAATACGCTTGTATGCATAATAACTCACTTCACGCGGTGGATCCTTGTAACTCGGTTTATCACTGTCCATAAGCACAAACTCCTGGTGACCACAGATTGCACAACTAAACATGGCCTCATTGGCACTGAAAATCATTTCGGATGAGCACTCATCACAGAGTCCAAAGCCACTCTCCGCCTCGACGGATGTATTTCTCGCATGACCAGGATCCACCTTCTGGAGATATTTATCGAGGAGTTTATCTCGTTGTAAATTCTCACCCTTCATCTCCTTTTTCAGATCCGTTGTGACCTCGCTGCTCTCGCCCGCCGCATCGTGAAGGGCCGCGAGGACACTCCCCGGCTTCACATAATTCCTGGTTTTCTGAAGACTCTCTACTCCATTCTGAATCTTCTCCTGGATATCGTAATACTTGTAGAGTATATCACCCGTCTCCAAAAAATAATTTAGTAAATCATCCTCCTTATCAATTGAATCAATCTCACGCTTCACTTCTCGCAGGCGATTCTCCTTCAAGTTCCTTTCAATAATGTTTTCACATACCTCTATTTCTTGGGTTAACTGTTTTTCCTGTGCCTTTAGTGAGTCGACTCCCTGTTTCTGTTCAAGAAGCTGGGACATTTTCACCTGGTGAATTGCATCCAGCGTAGTACGAGCCTCCGGATTAGACCGCTTTGTTGGCCTTATCTTGAAGTAGGGTTCACCCATACTAAATTCTATTGAGTTTTCCTGAATCCGTTTAGGCATTCCAGAAGACTTTTTTCTCTTGCGCCAAAATTTTTTTCTAAGTGAAGGTTATAAACTAAAATGACTGGAGGGGGCCTCATGCAGCTTGTAGCGTATGGTGCACAGGACGTCTATCTCACGGGTAATCCCCAGATCACCTTCTTTAAGGTGGTCTACCGCCGCCACACGAACTTTGCGATGGAGGCCATCGAGAACCCGTGGAACGGCGCGCCGAACTTCGGCAAGCAGGTCACCTGCACGATCCAGCGCAACGGTGACTTAATCTACCGTATGTACCTCCAGGCCACGCTCCCCAGCGTGTCCCTCCTGGCCTCTGACGGCTCAGGCGCGCAGTTCCGTTGGCTCAACTGGGTTGGCCACAACCTCATCGACTGGGTCGAGCTCCAGATCGGCGGCCAGCGCATCGACAAGCACTATGGCCAGTGGCTGCACATCTGGAATGAGCTCACGCAGGAGCCGGGCAAGCAGGCTGGCTACGCCAAGATGGTGGGCAACATCCCGCAGCTCACGAACCTGCTGGTTCAGGGCGGCGAGTCTTGCGACAACTACTGCTCAGGTGGCGAGCCGAACTCCTCCAACGAGGTCCTCAACTGCTCCCCTGAGTACACGCTGTATGTACCGCTGCAGTTCTGGTTCTGCCGCAACCCTGGCCTGGCGCTCCCGCTCATCGCGCTCCAGTACCACGAGGTCCGCATCAACCTCCAGTTTAACGACCTCACGAACCTCTGCTGGGCGTACACGCCCCAGGCGTCTAGCTCAACGGCGATCCAGACCCGTGTTGGCAATGCCGGCCTCGTCGCGTGCTCGCTGTATGTTGACTACATCTACCTCGACACGGATGAGCGCCGCAAGTTCGCGCAGGTGTCCCACGAGTACCTGATCGAGGTTCTGCAGTTCACGGGCGGTGAGTCCATCACGTCCAGCTCCAACAAGCTGAAGCTGAACTTCAACCACCCGTGCAAGGAGCTCATCTGGGTGGTCCAGCGCGACTCCTTCACGAGCTGCGACACGAACGTCATCAACCCGTGGAAGGGCCAGCAGCCGTTCAACTTCTCTGACTGGTGGGACCGGTCAGTCCTGGAGTCTGGCTACTCCGTCACGCGCGTTGAGGGCATGGCCGGCGGCAACCCGTGCGTCACGGCGCTCATCCAGCTCAACGGCCACGACCGATTCCAGGTGCGTGAGGGCCGCTATTTCAACGAGGTCCAGCCGTACCAGCACCACACCAACATCCCGTCTGTTGGCATCAACGTCTACTCCTTCGCCCTCCAGCCGGAGCAGCACCAGCCGAGCGGCACGTGCAACTTATCACGCATTGATAACACGACGCTGCTCCTCACGGTCTCCAATAACGCCGTCGGCACGGCCACGAGCTCCACGGTCTATGTCTATGCGACGAACTACAACGTTCTCCGCGTGATGAGCGGAATGGGTGGTTTAGGTTATTCGAACTGATGACATTAATCATGTCATGTTTGAAAAAACTTTGGCTGCTAAGAGTACTTCAAAAAAGGAAGTGCTAGTTTGATAACACTTGTTTCTAAGAGAAACATGGAGCAACACCATCAAATTGCGGGAAACTCCTGCTAGGTTATGACTACCGCCCTGGAACCGAAAGGTCAGTCCAGTGGCACCAAGGGGAAACTCGTGGGTAGGGTAAGAAGGTCATAAATAGGGACAATCCGCAGCCAAGTTCTAAGGTCAGTGAGTGACTAAGAATGCAGTTCAGAGACTCAATGTTGGTGGACCGAAAGGTCTAAGATAGAGTCCGTCCCCACAGAAATGTGGTTTACCAGAGGATCTCAATACACTTGTTATCGTGTATAGGGGGAGAGTTGGTAGAGTTCCTGTGCCAAAAGGCAAGGAATGGAAGGCATGCTCGCCTACTCCAACTAGACGCAAAGTCATTTGTGTTTGGTTTTTTTATACTCTGCAAAATTGAATAGCCGCCGGTTGGGTGGTAAGTCTAAAAGTTATTTGTGATACTCCGGTAGAATGTCACATATACCTTGTACTCATTGTTCTAAAACATACGAACCCTTCAAAACAGTTCATGGAAAAGTTAGTAAACTATGCCCACACTGTCGTGAAACTCAACAACGAGCGGATGAAAAACGAAAAAATCGTGTGCGAAACTATCAAGCCGAAGCAAAACGAAATCTAGATACAGCATGGAGTACATTTCTTAAAAAATCAGTTGAGCGGCGTGAAAAAGAGAATAGCCTTACTAAAGAGGAGTTTCTTCAATATATTCAGACTCCTTGTTACTATTGTAATTATTATGATGAAAATGAAATAAATGGTATAGACCGCATAGATAACTCAAATGGATATTCAAAAAAGAATTGTGTAACTGCATGTAAAACATGTAATCGAATGAAACATATCTTTCATCCAGTTTTCTTTATCGAGAAGGCAAAACTAATTATGAAGTTTGCGGATAAAATACTAACCGATTCTGAACGAGATGCCTTTTATCTAAAATGGAAAGAATATGTACATAAATCACCAGTACCTTATATTTATGTAAAACGCAATACAGAAGAGAAGCGAGAAATACCTTACCAGATAACAAAAGAGGAATATGAAGAACTTATTTATAAGCCCTGTTATCTATGTGGATTCAAATGCCGCGCTGGAAATGGCCTTGACCGAGTTGATAATACAAAACGAGAATATACTTATGATAATGTACAACCATGCTGTTCAACTTGTAATATGATGAAAGCTCTCTTTACAAAAGAGGAGTTTCTACAGAAAATAAAAGAGATATCAGCATTCAGGATAGAGTATCCAATTGAATGGTTAACAATTCCTCGCCATGGATTTCAAATGGGTGGAGCAAAAACAGAAAGTCTTGCAGAGCCTGAAAAAGAAAAACAATGGCGTGCAAAAACAATTTATAAAGCTATTCGGTCAGGAACAACGGTAGAGTTTATAGAACATATAAAACAAGCAGGTCTTGAAGAGAAATGGAAACTAGTTGAAACAGATGCCGGTGAAAAAACATTTGAAGATATGGAAGCATCGCTAAAAAAACTTGTTACAGAAATTCGTTATAAACGTAATGGGCGATAATCACTTCTTTGAAGCAATAATACCTCCAAGTACCATACAGCCAAATACAATCGCTGCCAAAACAAACACAATATACCATTTTGTGGATAGGGGCGAAAATTCAGGAGGTGGAGGTGGAACCGGATTCTGTGAAGTTTTACGACAAATTGGACAGAATGGAAAATCTAGATTACTGACCGTATGTTTTTCGCGTATCCATTGCTTCCAACAGGTCGGATGCACATGAAAATGACAACCGCATGTGATATACTTACTACTCTCTACAAGAGCTGTGCCACTTTCATGAGTGACTTCAAGGCAGACAAAACATTCATTATCAGGAGTCACTGCAGTGAGTTCTGTTAGTGAAGTTGTAGAGGTCGATGGCTTCATTAAATATAAATACAAAAAATACTTTATACTCGATTTTACGCGGTAATCGCCTTTCGCCTACGAAGAATAGGGCCCTGAATTTCCGTTGGAATATCCATCTCTTCGCCGCTCATCCAGCTCGCAACCTTAGTAAGACTAGCTACAACTCCAAACAAGAAGGCCACGAGCATCGCCTTATACATACCCTGTGAATGGAGCATGAGGCCCATTAGAACCTGACAGAAACTACTATCCATGACAACAAGACTCTGTACGAAACCCCAGGCACCCTTTGGCGCACAGAAACACATATAGACATGAGTCGACGACCATGCCACAAATCCAATTCCTACTGCGGTCAGAAGACCCCAGCCCCCAATCTGCTTGCATATACTGGAACAACACTCCTTGGATGGCATGAACACTTTGACAGTAGTCCGGTCAGCCTTATGCCTCAAATTTTTCCCAGCGCTCATGTAGGATGGATATATCAAACACAACAGATTCAGAAGATCTGGTATTTATTGGCACCGCGGCCCTGTTCGTAGAACTTATCACTCTTTTTCTTGTTAAATATGCCGGATCCAAACCCACAGTGGGTACTATGGCACTTAATGATTGGTATGAACGCTTTGGCATTTTTGCGGTGGGTGCAGATGTTCTGAGTCTGATGATTGGTGTGGTGGCCGCTCGTTTCCTCTACACCTATTTCTTCAAGTCTGTAATGGACTGGTCCCCGCTCTATTTTATGCTCTGTGTAGTGCTATTCCAGCTTTTCCATGACCTCTTCTTCTATTTTACGACCATCAAGAATCTTCCTCGCGGCTACAATGAAATGATTGATGTCTTCCAGGATTACGCCAAAGAAAACGGCGCGAAGATTCTCGTTGCGGATGCACTTATGCTAATTGCCACGGCAGGAGCTGCAATGTATCTGAAGTCGGTCCCGCTCCATTTTGTACTGATAGGTCTACTTGGTATACTCTATGCACTCTGTTTTATCCTCTTTACGGCTCCTACACCGACCGTGGCCCAGGCCTATCAGGCATCTACACCGATTTCTAAGGCACCACAGGGCCAAGAGGCGCAGCCCTCGCCGAAACAGAATTTCCAGGAGGATCGTCGACAGGGACTCCTAGACCCTGGAAGTTTTGATCCTCGACAACTACACACTCCATTTGATTCCAATACATTTTAAAATATACGTAGTATTTATAAATGCCCCTGCTTGATATTATTCATCCAGATGATAACGATGGAGAAACTTTACAGTTTAAAACAAACGCAGGAGATATGGGATTTGAATTTAAGGTCAGTGGAGAAAATGTTCAATTTGATGCGGATAATAATATGTATACATTTATGCCTTCTGGAATAACTGTTAGTTTAAGTCCTAATGATGGATTAAATGGTGTACATGTTAGTATTCCAGGTAATATTCCAGGTGAACCACTAGCTAATTTTGTAGAGCGCTGGGAGGATGATGCTGTGGGAGATAGAATAGTAGCTGTTCTTAATCAATTAAGAGATCATCCTATACATGCAAATAACAATGGAAATGGAAATAATAATGCACCTGGAAATAATGCACCTGGAAATAATGCACATGCACCTATTAATTTAGACAACATTAGTAATGAAAATATGGATGGAGGCAGATATAAAAAACGTAAGTCTCGTAAGTCTCGTAAGTCTCGTAAGGCACGTAAAGGGCGTAAGGCTCGTAAAACACACCGCAAATATTAATCAAATACCACCGAAGCCTCTGAGTTCTCTAATAAAACTCCGAGCGCGGCTTCGCGCCGCTCCAACGCTCCACCACGCTGTTTCTTCGACACATGCTTCCAATGCCATTCAAATGATAATGCATCATGTTTGTTAAACGGTCCTACATAGCAGTGCCGACGCCATGTCTCTCCAGCCGCCACTTTTGCTCGTGTAGCCCTCGCACCACCTGACAGTTCCCCCTTATGTTGACGCAACCGGCGATCTACATCGACAGTTGCACCAATATATGTCGCTCCACCTGAAGACACTAGGCAATAACAGTACCACGGTGCCTCCATTCTACACTACTCTAGGCATTTCTCTTTAGAAGTGCCACGCCATTTCTCTCCGCATTGTGAAAGACCAGAGTGAATCCATTTTTCTGTGCATGTTCGAGCACTTTATCCGTCTTCATCGTATCTGTGTCATCTAGAAAGAGATACTTCGGATTTAACTTACACGCCTCCTGATAATCGGAGAATCCACAATATTCTCCACCATCGAGAATCACTAGATCCATTGTCTGTCCCACCTGAACATGTGGAACCTCCGCAAAGGCCCTCTTATCTGATTCATACCAGAGGTCATAGTGCGGTTTATTCTTCAGAAAAGTCGGGTGTGCATGAATCTCTTCATCGGACATCAGGCTCGTAGCAATGCGCCCATTTACAAAATCAACCATTTCACGCCCAGGCCTCGTAGCCCAATTCTCCTTTGCACACTGGAGATTTTCGCCATTTGTCTCGAGTGAGAGAATTTTCACAGGTGCGTACTCGGGGCGGCTGAGTGCACCGAGTACACAACAGAGAGTCGTTCCAAGACCATTCCAGCAGCCAATATCGAGAATCGTTTTGATGCTCATATCATGCTGAATGAGACCCATGAGAATACGCCCAGCCACCGTATCTGAGTGAATCTGACCAAGCGTCGCCTTCATAGTTGGACGAGAGGGTTTAGTTTCAAAGAAACCCCGCGATACCATAAATTCATGGTGATACTGCGGATTGATAATATGAACTAGATTATCCGATTCACTTCGGATAAGATATCCGTTAGAATCCGTATACTTGTCATAGATATCAAAAAACCCGTAGCCATATGACCGACAGTTAATTGCAATGCATTCATTAAAATAGCGGGCGTAGTTCTTTCGGTCCTTATTTGTTCCGAGAAATGGATACTCAGGATTATTCCACACAGTGGAATCGACTTCAATCGGCGGAATTACATTGTAGACATAGACATTGAGATTCTTAATCTGCGAGACAATGTCCCGAAGTCCCTCAAAATAGGAATCGACAATATTCTTAATAACTGTTTTGTACGGCATCATCTCCTTAGAGACATACTTATGAACATGACAGCGACAATCAATCTCTCCAAAAGAGAAAATAACTGTATCTCCTTCGACCACAGGAAAAGTGCGCAGGTCAAGGCGAGCAAGTCGATCACGACCAATTGAAAACGCGAGAGTAGGCCCAATACTATTCCGATTTACATATGCTAGTTTATCAAATGGGTGAACAGAATGGCTGTCGCCAAATGTAAAAATTGTCATCTAGCCTATTTACTATAAGTGTCTTTAACCGTGTTGAAAAAAAAAATTTGAATGGGTTGCGCCGCAGTATATATATAGTAGAAAAAAAATGGCCCCCATCTCTGCAGATACTCTCATCATTGGAACTCTGTATATCAAGGTTCATAAGAAGAACGGGCATTGCTTTCCTGCGAGAAAGTTTCTTGGAATGAGTGAATTTGGATATGCGCTATTTGAGATGAGTAGCGAGAGCTATAGGAGTGAAAGTCCCGAACTCTGGGACTTCTATGCGCCCGAAGATTCTCTCATACCAACTCCCGTGTATCCGCCCGATGATTGGGTAGAGGGCGCAGATGGATATCACGCACCTACAAAGCCTCACGAAGAGACTCCAGTACACTGAAGATAGTGCATCCTACAGAGTGGCTCATAAATCTCCTCCCCTCCAATCTCCACTTGGTCATCCTTTGACTTTTTTTCGCTGTGAGTGAAGAGTGCAGCCACAGGAGTTTGACAACGCTTACAGAAGGCGTGGCGCTTTTCTACACTGTCGCAGTAGGGAATTAGTTCCAGAAGTTCACCGAACGGCTGCCGCTTCGTATCGCCATCGAGTCCAACGCAGATGACATCCTTCTTATCCTTTTCAACTGCATTTATGACAAACTCCTTGAGTCCAGTAAAGAATTGCGCCTCCTCGATAATTATTAAGCGCGCATCGATATAGGCAAGTGTAGTTAGAACAGTATCGAGATAACGCACTGCAAGCGCAGGATGTCTCTCCTTGTCATGACTTACAATTTCAGGTTTCTCACTGTAACGAGTATCGCTACTGTGAGTAATCACAAAGATGGGCCAGCCAATCGCAGAATACTTACGAATAGTGCCGAGAAGCTCAGACGACTTTCCTGCAAACATGGGACCGAGGATAATTCTGAGACTCATTGTATAGTGTATACTTTCTTACAGGGGGCACTTCAAATTTAACATCCTTGTCTATCAAGTGGAATCACATCAAAATAGGTCATTCCATACTGAGTGCCCTTGGGAGGAACAGTGATGCGTACAAAGGCCCATTCACGGCCAAAGGAGGGAACAAAGACCTTTGAATGACTAATGAACCAGTCAGGAATATCAAGATTACTGTAGAGAATCTTAATTGCATCCACTCCTGACATATCCCATGGATAGCAGCCACCTGCATTAATTGTAATGACACCTCCAGCAGGCATCCAGCCAAGTAACTTCTCAAAAAGACTCGTCCACATTGGGTCATTCATATCAGGATCGACTAGGTCTACATAGATACAATCGTAGACACGCGGCTCCTCGAGAATCTTGAAAATATCACTGTGCTCCACTGTCAGGCGCGGGTCATCAAAGACATTTCCTCCAAGAAACACAGTCGTCCAACGCGGCTCCTTCTCACGAAAATGTGTAACGAGTTCGGTATCCCAGTCAATCATCGTTACATGTGCATCCGTGCGCTCTCCAAGACGCGCTAGAACAGCCCGTGCCGTTGCACCTTCGCCCCCTCCAAGAATACAGATGCGCGACTTTGTGTTAAGACATTCATGAACTCCTGAGACAAGATTCATATGGTAGAGATGTTCATCCGCTACAGATGATTGTAGAACACCATTCACAAAGAGGGTCCGTCCAAAAAGAACTGTATTCAGAATATCAATCTTTTGTTTGGCCGTCTGAAAACTTAGGGAACCCTCAGGATAATAGCGCAAAATCCGGATGAACTCACCATCACGCTCCTCAAACTCTTTGATTTCAGACATTTCTATGTCTATATCAAATAGTTTCTTTAAGGCGCAGCAACCGCGGGCTCATCAGCCACTTCAGCCTTCACATCCTCTACAGTCGCAGCAGGCTTAGCAGCATCAAACTCGGCAAGTACCTTTGAACCAGCATCAACCTCCTCCAGAGTCTTACCACCCGTCTCACGCACAAAAAGTGCCGTCATCAGATTTCCAGCAAGACTTACGCCCGCACAAACAGCCATAATCGCCATAGCTCCAGCCGCCGCCTCATTCTGCGCCGTCTGTGAAGAGCTACTCGAAACTGTACTACAATCATTTGCTGTGGGTGCCGAATTGCAGTATCCGTACCACATGGACAGGAGACCATAAGAACCCGCTGTGGCACCCAGTTTACCCATTGCCGCGCTAATACCGTGTCCAGTTGTGCGCATGCGAGTAGGAAACACTTCTACAGGCATGAGGAAGGTGGTACTATTCGGACCAAAATTCGCAAAGAAATAGGTGAGTCCATAGACAATTACAAATCCAGCACCACCAGCAGAAAGACGAAGGTCGCTATTATAGGCGCCTGATAGAATAGCAAAGCAGATTGCCGACATCAGGAATCCCATATGTGTCATCCAATAGCGCCCCATCCGCTCAATCAGGCCAATAGCAAACCAATAGCCAGGCAGAGCAATTAGCATAATGTAGACGGTGCTCAGTAAGGAGAGCCGTAACTTATCAATTGAATTAACGCCTGTCGTATTTGAAACGGCACCATTTACGAAACTTGTGTTCATCAGACTTTGGCCGTAGAAAGTGACATCAATCAGGAACCAGGTAGATGCAGTACCTACAAGCACAAAGGCATATTCACGCAGGCACTTTAGAGTTATCCAGATATCAAGAACTGCGAGCTTCTTATGCGCCTCCTTGTCAACAACGACTAATGTCTCACCGTCTACACCAAGTTCCTTCTTCTTTACCTCATTGTAAATCTTACTCTCAACAATGGCCAAGCGGAAGTAGATTGTCAGAAGATTCAGCACACAACCGAAGGCAAGGGCAAAACGCCAGGTTCCATCGGCAACCCAGGGACCACCATAGTAGCGCAGAGTTGAGATAGTACTAAAGTTGACAATTGCCGCAGTGAGTTTACCCCAGCCCTGCATGCTGAAAATCGAGAGGACTGACATTCCACGCAGAGCAGATGTCGCGGCTTCACTCGTAATTGTAGAGGCCAATGGGTATTCACCACCTACACCAAATCCAAGGATACCGCGCCAGATAGCCAGTTGGATATACACATCATTCATGGATGATGTGGGTTGGAATGTATTTGCAGACCATAGACCCCACTGCGTCGTTGTCGCCGGCACAGTTTGACCTGCTGACGAGGTTGCTGAGCCCAGTGCACCGAGAATAATCAGGGCGGAGGTAAGAACGAAGTTCCACTTGCGACCCAGGAGGTCACCCATGAAACCAAAGAAGAGTTGGCCTAGGATAGAGCCGATTAAAGCAGCGTTATTCACACTGTTCTTTAATGCGACTGTCTGAACTTGATAGCGAGGAATTACTTCGGTATCAAAAGCAGAATTTGTCACTAGACTACATACGGAATTGTCCCATGTGTACTGAAGGCACTTATTATCCTTTGTTGCACAGATAAAGTTCGCGTAACCTGCAGTTCCTGTCATGGTTTGGAATGCGGGATTTGAAATATTGTAAGCAGAGCCGAAAACGGCGTAGGCGTTCGGAGAGCAAGCAGGGTCGACCGAGAATGAGTAGGCCACCTTGTTCACTGGCGCGAGGTTCTTCAGGATGTTTGTGACACCATCCGTAATAAAAAGATCATAGGAGTCAGCGAAAAATCCACTGCCAGCGATAAATGTCCGAAACAACCAGGAAGCGAGCATTATACTTAGTAGGGCGGAGTTAACCTTTAGACATCAGCATCCACCATCTCCTTTACTAATGACGCAAATGTTGCCTCTCGAGTCCATCCAAGCTCCTTCTCAGCACGGCTCGGGTCACCAATGAGTGTATGCAGCTCATTTGGACGAAAAAGAGAAGGATTAATCTTCACACGAATATCTCCTGTGAGGCCATCATATCCCTTCTCATCGACACCCTCGCCGCGCCACACAATCTGGATTCCAATGTGGCTAAAGGCAATCTCTAGGAATTCGCGAACGCTGTGCTGCTCACCTGTGGCCAGTACCCAATCATCAGGTGTATCGTGTTGTAAAATACGCCACATACCCTCTACATAATCGCGTGCATGCCCCCAATCACGCTTAGCATCTAGATTGCCGAGTTCAACACAGGTCTCTTCGCCGCGCTTAATCTTTCCAACGGCTATTGTAATCTTGCGCGTCACAAAATCGGCTCCGCGACGAGGCGATTCATGATTGAAGAGAATTCCATTACATGCATATAGACCATACCCGCTACGGTAATTGCGCACAGACCAATACGCAAAGAGTTTTGCTACAGCGTACGGCGAGCACGGCTCAAATCCTGTCGTTTCAGAGAGAACCGTCACGCCATTTCCAATACGATTACCATAGAGTTCACTTGTACTCGCCTGATAAAAGCGAATACGCTCCTTGATAGGGGAGCGACGCGCACACTCTAGAAAACGCAGGACGCCCAGAGCATCTACATCAGCAGTGTATTCAGGAATGTCAAAAGAGTGACGAACATGACTCTGTGCAGCAAGATTATAAATCTCAACACGCTCAAAGTTTAGTCCAGCAAACTCTTCAAAGATAGTCTGAATACTGTATGTATCACGAAGGTCGCCTCGCTTCACCTTAAAGGCAGGATTCTTGAGAATATGATTGATACGCTCAAAAAAATGGTTGGAGGAGGTGCGCATCATCCCCCACACCTCATAGTCCTTGGAAAGAAGTAACTCGGCAAGATAAGAACCATCTTGTCCAGTGACCCCTGTAATTAGAGCTAACTTTACCATTGTGCTTTTTTAGATTTAGTTGTTTAGACCTCAGATAGAATCATTGAGATCAAGTGCATCAAAACTATCTCCTGAATGGCGCGGGGTTAGGGGAGGTGTATTTGTCGCCTTTTCTACATAGCGAATCTGTAGACGAGCCGAACTTTCCTTTACAAGAGGATTCTCACGAACAACTGGTGTAGACTCTTCAATGCGCTTGAGCTTCAGCTTGTAACTCTTATAGAGATGAGCAAGCCCTACAAGGGTACCTACAAACGCGACAGTAGAGCCGACGCCGATTCCAATATAGCCATTCTGTCCAATTGGGTCTGTGGTTGTCGGTGGGGGTTGATTATAGAAGGCGTGCGTGATATTCAGATAGGATGTATTTGTTGTAGTGCCTGTTGCAGTTGAAGTTGGAGAGGTCGTTGAGCTTAGAGTGGGACGAGCCGTTCCAGAAGTGGATGCTGTAGGTGAGAGAGTTGCGCTGCTTGATGAACTTGCGCTTGGACTCAGTGTTGACATGGGTGAAACGGAAGGAGGCGCAGTGGATGTAGGGGTGGTAGTTGCTGCACTTGAGGTACTTGCAGATGCAGATGCACTTGATGATCCGGTTGCAGTAGAAGTGGCTGTGGCACTTGAGGATGCAGTTGCGGTTGCACTTGTGGTTGATGTGGCTGTTGCGGTTGATGTGGCTGTTGCGGTTGATGTGGCTGTTGCGGTTGATGTGGCTGTTGCGGTTGATGTTGTGGTTGCTGTTGTGGTTGCTGTTGTGGTTGCTGTAGGTGTTGAGGTTGCAGTTGCTGTAGGTGTTGAGGTTGCAGTTGCTGTTGATGTACTTTTGCTAGTTAGAGTTACTGCTGCACTACTTGAGGGAAGAGCCGATGTAGAGGCTAGTGCACTACTTGAGGGGAGGGTCGAAGCAGAGGCTACTGCACTATTTGAGGGGAGGGTCGAAGCAGAGGGAAGAGCCGAAGTAGAGGCTACTGCACTAGTTGAGGGGAGGGTCGAGGCAGAGGTGACTGCACTACTTGAGGGAAGAGCTGAAGCAGAGGCTAATGCACTAGTTGAGGGAAGAGCCGAAGTAGAGGCTACTGCACTACTTGAGGGAAGAGCTGAAGTAGAGGCTACTGCACTACTTGAGGGAAGAGCTGAAGTAGAGGCTACTGCACTATTTGAGGGGAGGGTCGAAGTAGAGGCTACTGCACTACTTGAGGGAAGAGCTGAAGTAGAGGCTACTGCACTACTTGAGGGAAGAGCCGAAGTAGAGGCTACTGCACTACTTGAGGGAAGAGCCGAAGTAGAGGCTACTGCACTACTTGAGGGAAGAGCCGACACAGAGGGATTTACTGATACAGATACAAATGCAGTAGCAGAAGGACTTGCCGTTGCGCTTGTGCTTACTGTAGCCGCAGGACTCTCAGAAGGCCATGAACTGCTTGTAGCCGCAGGACTCTCAGAAGGCCATGAACTGCTTGTAGCCGCAGGACTCTCAGAAGGCCATGAACTGCTTGTAGCCGCAGGACTATATGAAGGCCATGAACTGCGTGTAGGATTAATTGATACAGATACATGCGCGCTGGCCGATGGAGAGGCAGAGGCGGAAGAACTAGGAGATGCACTTGTACTTAGCGTAGGAATCGCAGTAAACGAGGTAAACGCCGAAGAAGACGGAAAGGGTGATACTGTTGCGGATGCTGAGCCTGAGCCTGAACCTGAAGCGGATGCTGACGCAGAAGCCGATGCAGATGCTGAATTACTTTGACAATCTACGCTGCCAAGAATGAGTGCCCCAATGATAAAGAGGAGATTCATTTGATGTATTTTTCTTTATAACTTTAAACAACCCAACGCCACTTCAAATTTAGAAGTTGTGTTCAATAAGTTCCTCGCAGACATTTTTGTAGGAACGACCTCCACGAACCCACGCTTCAGGCTGAAGTCCTAGGCAGAGACTCATACAGAAAAAGGAACTATCTACAAGAAGACACTTCTCTGCCCGCTTCATAATGTCGCAGTACTCAAGAATAGGTCGCCCAACCCAGCGTTCTGCGGTGGCCCACCACTTGTGTCCCTCTGGATATAGATTCTCACTGGGACAGATGATAAGCATACTCTCAGGATCCACTTGAATAGGTGCCCGTGCGTCCGATGCCTTCGCATGAACAAAGAGATACGGCTCACCAATAGTCTCTGTTACATTGGAGTAAATATGCGACCAGGACTTCAGAATCTCATCCTTGAGTTCCATGTCCTTGTAGAAACAGTAGGGAAAGTTTGCCACATTTCCACGGCCGTGATAGCCGAGCATACACACGCGGTCAAACCCCTTCACAGCCTCCATGAGCACATCTTCACGACCTCCAAATGCAGGAGAGATATCAGAATCTTCATTGATTTCATGAAAGGTCACAGACGGTTCGTCGGCATAGAGTGCCTGCACATTCTTAAGATTCTGCTTTTTAACAACAAGACGAACCTCATCATAGCAACTCGCCATGTAACGAACCGCTCCATTTATAAAAAAGTGGTCGCCAAGTCCCTGGTGACCGCAGATAAAGACACGCTTTCCAGCGTATCCCTTCTGCTCCTTAAGAACACTTCCAGTGTTCACATTGAGTGTGCGCTTGATGCGAAAGCGGCGCTCATTTACATGGTTAATCTCCTTCATAAGATTGTACTCGCGCATCGGGTCCGCAAAAATAGTTGGTGAATGAAGTTCATCTTGAATGACCCACATAATGCGATTCACTTCAAGAAGTTTGGAATAGTGGTATTGGACCGTGTGCAGACGGTGAGAGACAATCGCCTTTAAGGAATTATACTCAAGCTCGACATCGGCGCGACGCTTAGCATCCTTGATAAATTCCATCTTGAGTTCAAGAATAGTGAGTTTATCAAGCACCTCTCCAATGGAGCAGGGAACCATCAACGCATCAGACATTCTTTACAGAGATTTGTAAAGCATGTTTAGACCCCGCCAGCACCCGCACCAGGACCAGCAGGAGTTACACCAGTACCGCCTTGAATAGGTGCAGGCTGACTCGCCATTGAGTTAGCCCACATCGTGTTGGTTGCCGCAGTCAGAACCATTGTGCCTCCAGGAACAGTGACACCACCACTGCTAGAACTAATGCTGGGACCACCAGGAGCAACTCCAGCCGTAGTAGGACCCGCAGCCGCACGAGCTGCTGCATTCGGACCAGGGCCAGT